CAAAATCAGGTTTACAAGGGTGTTGGCCGGGATCGCAAAAGACGCCGTGGTGGCGGTTACACCCTCACCCACAAGCACATGACACGCAGTGGTCGCCCACACGGAAACAGCTTGAGGGCCTGCCGGCCAAGTAGCCGTAGACGCGGCCGTCGCGGTAAAAGCCGCGGTGCGGGTGGGAAAATCGGCGTCCGAAAGCGGGTTAGTGATCGGGAGTTCCATGGCACGTCCTTACGCGAGGAATTTCAGTTTATACAGCGTCGTCAAATACAGCCCGACAATCTCGTCGATGATGTTCTGCAACGCCGTATCAGACTTGTCGCACACTTTATAGCGCATATCCTCAATTTCTTTGAGGCTATCCTCAAGAAATTCGGTGATATTGGAGGTTTTGCGCGCGGAGTGCAAGGAAATTGGACCGATAAGCCCGTGCCGGCCTTGATAGGCTTCGGCAAACTTGTCGGCTAGGTCGATCACATTGTCGTAAAACCCGCCCAAAGCCTTGTGTTTGGCAAAACTGCGGGTGTTTAGATGGACCGAATGGGCCACATCGCGAGCCAAAAACATGCAGCCGATAAATTCAGCGCAACTCATTGCATTGGGCCTCCTGGCGGCATTTGAGGTGGCATTCCGCCCATATCTGGTGGCATTACGCCCATTTCCGGTTGCATTTCCGGCATTTCACGTGAAATTGGGCCGCCGGGGCCAACCAAATCGCCAGTATCCATGGCTGCTGCAATGGTGCCCATCACAATGTCTTGGATTTGATCGGGCGTCATGCCGGCCTGGACCGCGGAAATGCGCTTGGTTTCGGCGTCGTAAGCCTTGATTTGCACTTCCTGCGCCTCGATGGACTGTTCGACGCGCTGCAACATGCCGACGACTTGGTTTAGTTCCTTGGTCAGGGCTTCGATCTGCATCTTGGCCATCTGCATCTCAGGCGATTGGTCTTCGCCTTCCATAACCTTTGGATCAATGATCTTAGCAAACCGCGCCGCCATCTCCTGCGCGCCCGGCCAATCCATGTTTTTGATGAACAGATCACCGGCGACCGTCCAAAGTTGCGGGTTAGACTGCAACAGCATAGACATGGCGTCCAAGGCTTCCTGACGCTTGGTCATGTAGCCTGGCCCAGTGGTCACGCACACGTCGTAAACGCCGACCGACGGGTTGTAAATCTTGTCGATCACAAGCCCGTTTTCGTCGCGGATTTCCTTCACCGGTTCCGGCTGGGTCGGATTGATCCGCACCATGCCCACTTCGCCGTCTAGGCCCACGATACGCGCCACGCGGGCGGTGTCGTAAATCTTGGGGATCATGTCCACAAGCTGCCGGGTGACGTGCCGGATCGCGCGGGACAGGTTGTCGACGTAATGGTAGGTGCCCGTGTCGCCCTGCTTCTCGCGCGCCAGAATGGCCCGGCCAGACCGCTCGTTGCTCTGCGCCCCTAGGCTGCTGTCGTACTGGCCTGTGGTGCCCTTTATGTCGTCAGCAGCGCCCAATTTAGCCTGTATGAGGCCGGTCTGGGCCAGCGGCGGTGGTGCGCGCTGCGGCAACGGTAGAGGGCTTCCAGCGCCGTCCGTAACGTCTGGATTGACTTCTAGGTACGGCCAGTTGTTCGTGTTGGCCGTCTTCCAGTTCATCTCGTAACCTTCAAACTGGCCGCCATAGCCAATGAAGGGCGCCTTGGGGGCCAAAGCCAGCATTTCGGCTTCCTGACTGACCCAATAGTTGTACATGCGCTGGGCGTCCTTGGCGTTCCGCACAAGGCCCGACACATAAAGTTGACCGTCGACCTCAAATTCGTTGCCAATTACGCGCACGACGGGGATGTATTTGCCCGCCCAATCGCGCTCTTCCAGCACCTCAAACCCGTTGGTCTTGACCCATTTGACCTTTTTACGGTCGACCACGCGGCTACGCAGCGGCTTACCGAACATCGCCTTCAGTTGCTTGTCCTGTGGCGTATTGGCGAAGGCTGTGATGTTGTCGGGGTAGAGGTTCAGCGTCGCTTTTTCGTGTTCGTAGTAGAAGTATTCGGCGATACGTACCATGTCTTCCGAGAGCCATTGAGAAAGGCTCTGGTCGCCCACGCCTTGCGACATGAGGCTAGAAATCGGCGCAGCATCTGGAAACATGCGTTCATAGTCGGCCTTGCTCACGTCTTCGGTGATGAAGCACCACTCGGCGTCGGCGCCGCACGGGTCTTGAATGGCCGGGTCCATGTAGACCGAAAACGAGTTCCGCACCCGTCCGATCTTGATGTCCTGGTCGAAGCTGTCCTCGCGGGCGTACTCCGTCAAAATGCGGATGTAGCCCTCGCCGTAGGTGACCTGGTTGTCGCAAGCCGTGTCGTAGGCCACGTCGGCGTCTGAGATGTACTCGATGTGCCGCACCATGCCGTCGAATATCTCGGCCACGCGCACGTCGGCGCGGTCGTCGGCCGGGATCACCTTGCCGGTCGGCCGGTTCTGCCGCTGCTCGTTGGTCACCTGGCGCACATGCTGCGGCAGCTTGTTGATCGTCAGGCACGGTCGCGCGTTGATCGTCTGGCCCTGCACGGACCCGCGGGTCGCCAGCACGTCCGCCGGCCACTGCCACTGGTTGTCCGGGCTGCCCGCCATAAAGCGCAGGTCGTCCAGTTCGTCTTCGCGGCTATCCGAGTACGCCGACAGCGCCACGGTGTAGCGCCGGCGCATGACGGACAGACGGTCCTTGTCGTCGCTGTCCGATACCTTGCCTGCGGCTTCTACATCGTTGGCGGCCATTACTTGCCTTTCTTAGCCGCTGCGCGCTTGGTTGCGTACGCGATGGCGACAGCCTGTTTTGCCGGCTTGCCGGCAGCAATTTCGGCCTTCACGTTCTTGCGGAAGGCGTCTTTGGAGGTGGACTTTACCAGCGGCATGTCACTTGCCCTTCTTGGCGGGCTTAACCGTCTTAGCCGACGCACGGAACGCCGCAGCAGTGGGCGCGCCCTTGGCGCCCGGCTTCCGCATCTTCTCGCCAGACCCGGCCGCGATGCGCTCCCGTTTGGCGTGGATGTTGGCGTATAGACCCGGTTTTGCCATTAGCACTTCCACCTTCTCATGCTGGCTTTCGCCCTGTCGGCGTTCTCCGACTTGGCTACCACGCCCGCCATGCGGGCGCAAAAGGATTTTTTACGCCCCTTGTCCGCCTCGGTCTTGGGGCTGGGGGCCGGAGGCTTCAGGTTGGAGCCTGTCTCACGATTGTACTTAGCGCGGCCCTTGGCGGTCAGGCCCGCGCCCTTATCGGTTGGTAGCTTCTCGCCGCGGCCTACGGCCAGCGAAACACTTTTCTTGGCCATCGCGTCCCCGCTGTGCCGGTGAGAGTGTTAGACGCAGTGGATCAGCGCGTAGTTGATCACGACCGCTTCAGACAGCGACCCGGCGCTGATGTTCCGCACCGTGATGGACGCAGCCCCGGCGCTCAGGCCAGACACCCAGCAGTTGTACGCGCCCGCGGTAGCGCCGGCGGCCACGTTCAGGATGAGGATGTCGTTGGTGCTGATGAAGGTGTTGTTCAGCGTGAACGTCACGTTGGTCGTGGCGCCCAGCGCCGCGTTGTTCATCGTGATCTGGCCGGCGGGCTTGTTCAACGTCACCGCGGTCGACTTGCTGGTCGCCTGCGTTACCGTGCCCTGACCCTCGGCGGTGTAGCCAAGCTGCTCATCGGACAAAATAATGTTTGCGCCGCTGATGTCCTGATCGGTGAACGCTACGCCGATTGGTTTCGTGTAGGCCATGGCCTAAGCCCCCATCCAAGAGTTTGAAATTCCGCCCGGAGCATAGGCCCTGCGCGGTGCCCTGTCAACAAAATCCCGGTGGGCTACAGGAAACGCAAACGTCACCGCGATGGCGTCGGCCGCGTCGGGCGAGGCCAGCCCGCGGGATTTCATATCTTTCTTGCTTTCCAAGAAGATAGTCCCTTTACTGTCCGGTTTCATCATCGGCCCGGTCAGGTCGTTCTTGAGGTAGCGGTCCAGCGGGATGGACGCGTCCTTCAGCCAGGTCCGCATCTCGCCCCACATCTCGGCCCGCTTGTTACCCCACATCAGCGGGTTCTTCGACTTGTTTCCGAAGTTGACCCCCTTGATCTTGTACCGCTGCTCCTTCAGCCGGTCGACGATGCCGGCCCCTAGGCCGCCCTCGTCGATCACCACCAGCGCCGGCTTGTACGTTTCGATGGCGTCGATGACGTGGCCCACCACCGTCATGGTGTCGTCGCCCTTGTGGCGCTTGATCGCCACGATGTCGCGCCCCTGCCGGATGGCGATGACCGTGCTGTCGGACCCGAACCGTGCCGGGTCCACGCCGATGATGATGGGCGCCGACGGGTCTTTGTGCTGCGGCCGGCGCATGGCGTCATCAACGGTGGAGGCCCCGATGAACTGGTCGTCGGACGCGTTGGGAAACTGACCGTACACCTCGACGTGGGCCTGTGTGCTGTCGGGGCCGTACTCGTCGATGATCTGCTGATAGACCTGCTTGTCCGTATGCTCGACCGTGCGCGCGTCCACGATCTTGGTGTCCCAGAAGTCGCGCTTGGAGTGGAAGCATTCGTAGAAGTAGCCGCTGTTGCGTCGCGGGTTGCTGAACGCCAGCCAGAAGCGGTGCGGCGTGTTCTCCGTGAAGAAGCCCGCCGCGACCGACCAGATGCTGTCGTCGATACCGCTGGCTTCGTCGAACACCAGCATGACCCCGGCGAAGTTGTGGACCCCCGCGTAGGCGTCGGGGTTTTCCGCTGACCACAGCCGTCCCTCGACGCCCCAGTACCGGGTGCCCATCTTGAGGTCGCGCTCCACCAGTTCCGTCAGCCACTTGGCCGGCATCAGCCGCGTGGCGCTGACCTCGAACCAGTGGCTGTTGAGCGCCATGCTGAGCCACTTGGTGATTTCCGCCCATGTGATCGACCGAAGCTGCGCTTCGGAGTTGGCCGACACGATGGTTGTCGAGCCAATCCGCGTGGTCAGCATCCAGATGACCAGCCAACTGACCAGCGCCGACTTGCCGATCCCGCGGCCGGATGACGTCGCCATCCTGAGCGTGTCGAAGTCGATCTTGCCGTTGTTCTGTTTCACATGGTCGGCGATGCGCTGCAGCACCTC